TTACTATTATTACTATTATTACTATCATTACTATTATTACTACCATCCATTCCCCCTGATTCCATATGATAATAGTTATCATTACATAAGACACGCAAGCAAAGCACAAACCATGCCATACTATTTCTCCTTATGTTTCAATAGGTTAGCTAGTCTTATAGTCTTATGTCTTATATAAGACCTAGAGTTATCCACACACTTATCCACAAAAAACCTCATTCTATCCACAAGTTATGCACCTAATAGGGCAGGTTTTAAGGCACCTTCCCTGCATTCATTTATTTTTTGACACCTTCCCCTATGGTTTTTCTAGCAACGCATTCTAGGCACCTTAGCGGGCTATATTGTATTTCTCTAATATACCCTTGTTTTCCCATGCTGGCACAGTTATTGCTACGCGCACGCGCGTTCTATCCAATTGCTACACGGACACCGTAAATAGTTCAAAATAGGTGTTGACAATGGTTGATTAGTTAGATATTCTGATCACACGTTCTTTAACAAGTTGGTTGGTTAGTAGCTAGGCGCACCAGTCTTTTCTGGTTCAGTCGGGATATATCTGTTGATTGGATATATCGTCAAAAACAGCTTATTTGCCTTGTAGAAAGAACAACATGTCATGAGGTTTCAAATGATAGGCTTTCGGGGCAAGGATGCTGGAAACGAAGGAATAGCTTGTAATGGGCGACAAGGACAAACAGGACGTAAGGCGAAAACCAATCAACGATTAACTCCACGGTATATACCAAGCCCGGTGGAGTATAAAGATTGTTCGAGTGGCGGTATCCGTTACCAGATATTCCAGCATTTTTGCTGGTCGGAAAAAGGGCGCACCAGACAAGCCAGTTATTACGGGGCCGCAATGGTAATTGAGAATAGGAATCATTCTTATTTGATGTTGTCATGTTAATTTACCTTAACACTGGAATCCTGCATCTAGGCGAGAGATTGCCGGGGATTGTTATTCTGCATTTAAATAATGCGTAATGTGTTTACTTGTTGCATGTGCGATATTGATAAGACCGTAATTGAGGCTGTAGGGATAATTAACCGCTATAGTCTGCTAATCGGTTGTGGGCACGGATTGTAATTGATCAAGCCACTAATCATGATAATTAACGTGAAAATCGTTAGTATTCCATTTCCCCTAGTACATATTTAATGATGGATAGTTCAAAAGGTTATCTATTAACAGATAGAGAAAAGGGTTTTGGTTTACGTCTAAAGTGTATTCCTTTGAGTATGCTTTAATCCGTAAACTAATTAGGAGTAATCAAAATGAAAAACGTACACAACATCACAATCCAGCAATGGGACGATAAAGTATATAACAAGGTGCGTAAAGTTTACCTTGCATCCGCTTATCAAGAACAGGAAAAGTGGGAAAACTATATGTATAATGCTGTCTTGCGTGCTGTTAAGGATGCTGAACCTAAACACCTACAAGATGTTCTCTTTGTTTCCCGTGAGAACGGAAGATACCGCTCCGCTTGCCGTGTATTGAAGGCAATGCACTTACCATGGGCATGGGGAGACATTACAAGTTACACCCAAACACCACGTTCTAATACTAAGCGCTTAGCTGCATTGCGCTCTGATGGAACTTATGGGTGGGAAAAGCTTTTTCTTGATACTATGATGTTTGAAGCGGATCACCAACAAACTGAACCTAAATGGGACTGGGAAAGCAAGAAAGCACAGATTATCCGCTTGGTTAAACAAGCTAAAGAACATGGAATCATGTTAGAGCAAATTGAGGAGGAAATTAAGAAAGTGGCATAAAGGGTAAAAAGTTTGTTAGGGGTTTTCTAACGAGAATCCCTAGCAGGCACTATTGCCTAGTTTGATGGAGAAAACCATGAAATATAGATTGAGCGAGCAACAAGAGAATGGCTTTTATCGTGTTATTGCACTGAAGGATTTCAGTGATATAAAAGCAGGTGCCATTGGTGGATATGTGGCTGGTGAGTACAATTTGTCACAAGAAGGTAATGCATGGATTTATGGTGACGCGCTGGTGTTTGGTGACGCGCTGGTGTTTGGTGAGGCACAGGTGTTTGGTAAGGCACAGGTGTTTGGTAAGGCATGGGTATCTGGTAATGCATGGATTTATGGTGACGCGCTGGTGTTTGGTGACGCGCTGGTGAGTGGTAAGGCACAGGTGTTTGGTGAGGCACGGGTGTTTGGTAAGGCACAGGTGTTTGGTAAGACATTGGTATCTGGTAATACATGGATTTATGGTGAGGCACGGGTGTTTGGTGACGCGCTGGTGTTTGGTGAGGCACGGGTGTTTGGTGAGGCACGGGTGTTTGGTAAGGCACAGGTGTTTGGTGACGCGCTGGTGAGTGGTGACGTACAAGTAACCAAAACACCAATCACAATCACAGGACTCACATATCCAGTAACTATCACTGAAACCCATATCTTCATTGGTTGTCAAGGACACACGAAAGATAAGTGGAAACAATTTACTGATGAACAAATTAAAAAGATGGATGGGCAAAAAGCACTTGATTTTTGGCATGAGAACAAAACAAAAATAATGTCATTCTAAACAGTAATTATTTAAAGACTTTAGGAGAAAAATCATGTTCTATGCTATGGCATTTTACAAGAATGAGTTTGGTAAATATAACGTTCGTGCTGTTCGTACTCGGCCATTTAAAAAGGCAGATGCTGCTATAAAGGCAGTAAAAAAAGTAGGACAAGGGTATGTTAAACAGCTTGGTGAAAAACAACCTGTTTGGAGTAATTGAAATGAGAAAGACACGAGTTCAACGCATCATTAAACAATGTGGATATTATGCTGCTGCTAAATACTTGCAGCGTAGGGGCTACACTCTTGAGCAGGCTCACACTCTTATCTTTGGGAGTTAAAGTATGAAGCTTCACCATATTTTATTGTTTGTCCTAGCTCTTTATCTTGTTTCTTTTCTTGATCAAGAGGAGGCGCAACATGTCATTAATGATTTGAAACAAGGAAAAGCTATTCTAATGTCTGATGGTAGTTATTTGAAATGTGATAACTATTATCAAAAGTAGTTTCATGTGGGTGTGTCCAAATAGGTAAAGGAAATTGACTTAAAATCAATCGGCGTGAGCCTTAGGGGTTCGATTCCCCTCACCCATACCATTTATTTGTTGTCCATTAGGAGAAGTGAAATGAAGAAAACTATTCTATTCCGTAACCTTCGCAATAAATCTACATTCAAGTTTGAAGGAACGGTCATGCGTAAAATTAGTGATGCATTCTCTATTGAAATCAATGGAGGAAAAGAGCGCATCTTACTTGGACGTGATCGAGTTACAATTATTCCTAGAAAAATACCAGTCATCTTTAATTAGGAATTAAAGAAATGGATATTAATTTAGAGGTTTGGTATAAAAGTGTAGAAGAAGAAGATTGGATTGTGGGTGTTTGTTTTTCTTCTATATTCTATAATCCCCTTCCAGAAAAATTGTTTGTCAAATTTAATAATAGATTAGATAAGGCTAATCTTAATACTACTACAAGGGAATGGTTAGAAACTTTCACTATTCCTGAAGTAGATTACTCTTATTCTATAGAAGAAGATTATTACTATCTCACTATTAATAATGTAAATAAACTTAGTGTTACTAGACTTAAAGCAATTTTAACTTTGCTTAGGTATCCGGGGGAGTATTATAATGTATGTTATGTTTGGAAAACAATTAATGACATAGTAAAAGATGATTGGACAAGTTTATATCTTGCTCATTGTGGAAAGATTGCTCCTTATCCTTTATATGAATATTACCATTACCATAGAGGACATGCTTTCTTTTATTCTTCTAGATTGACTAAAATAGATAAAGAAAAAATCTTTTCTAAGTTAGATAGTAGTAATACTTTATGGGGTGCTACAATGAATAACCTACCTTTTGTTTATCAGATTTGTTTTACAGAAGAACATTTAAAGGAGTTTTCTAATGCAGAATAAACGTCTTGTTATTCTTTCTTATGGCTTTGGTCTAGGGGAAGTGTTTGGTCATCTTTTTGATGAAGTATTAAAAATAGCTCCTTATAAGTTTATTGAATTAAAAGAAGGAGATACTCTTCTTTTTGAAGGTGGGGCAGATATTAATACTCATTTTTATGATGAAGAAGCTAATTCTTTTACAGGGTATTTTGATAAAGCTAGGGATGCAGTAGAAAGCTCTTATTTTAAGAAAGCAGTTTCTCTAGGTATTCCTATGATTGGTATTTGTAGGGGAGCACAACTTGCCTGTGCATTATCAGGAGGAAAACTAGTACAGCATGTTTCTGGACATACAGTAAACCATCCTGTAATTAATAATGAAGGACTAAGATATAACGTAACTTCTGCTCATCATCAAATGATGGATGCTAGAGGAGTAGAACATAATCTTCTTGCTTGGGTAGAAGAACCAATCTCTAATAACTATTACGGAGAGAATGATCTGCGCCTTAATATTGAGGTAGAACCTGAGATTATTTGGTTTCCAACAACAAAAAGTTTAGCAATTCAAGGACATCCAGAATGGGCAGATTCAAATAGTACTTTTGTAAAAGAGTGTTGTAAGTATGTAGAACAATTTATTCTAGGAGAAGAGTAATGATTTATGAAAATGTTAAACTTGGAGCTGATCCTGAGCTTTTCCTTATTGACCATACAGGAAAATATATTTCCTCTGTTGGTTTGGTAGGAGGAACTAAGGAAAAACCTTTACCGATTGATCAGGTCGGTCATTGTTTGCAGGAGGATAATGTGAGTGTTGAGTTTAATATTCCCCCTGCTAGTAATAAAGATTCTTTTGTTAAGAGTTTGAATTTTGTCCTTGATGAAATTGAGGAAAGGATGCGTAAAAAGAACTTAATGCTTGCTATTGTTCCTGCTGTTTCTTTTGATATGGATCAATTGCAGACATTGCAAGCATTAACTTTTGGATGTGAGCCTGATTTTAATGCTTGGTCAGGGGAAAAGAATTGTGCCCCTATGTGTGAGGATATTACATTACGCTCTGCTGGTGGACATATCCATGTTGGATATGATAATCCTACACAACAAAGCCAAATGAAACTTATGCGAGCAATGGATATTTTCCTTGGTGTACCTGCTAGTAAAATTGATCTTGATGAAAAACGAAGGAAACTTTATGGAATGCCCGGAGCTTTCCGCCCTAAAAAATATGGGGCTGAATATCGTTCATTGAGTAATTTCTGGATTCGAACAAAAGAACTACAAGAATGGGCTTATGAACAAACACATAAAGCAATTAGTTTCCTAAATGCTGGTGGAGATATTCCTTTTGTTGAAGAAGTAAAAGTAAGAGAAGCTATTCTACAAAAAGATGATAATGCTTTCCACTTTTTACAAGAAAAATATTCTTTTTAAGGATATAAAATGGATAAAGAAGAACTAAAAGACCTTAACAAGAGGTATTCTGGTACTTTTATTAGATATTCAAAAAAAGAACTGGAAGATTGGAAAGTAATATATGTAGAAAGAGTCCTTATTGATGGGGACTTTTTCTGGATTAGGACAATTAATAATAACTTTGATACATTCGATTATGGATGTGATCTATTTAAATTTGATTTTTCTTGTCCTTCTATTGGAATAAAAAACTTTAAAAAAGGAGTGATATTAGTAAATCGTTCTCCTAATAGACAATGGAGAAAGGGAATTTGTAGTGATAATTACACTGTAAAAAACCCATTAAAACAAACTCTTTTACCTATTCTAAGTAAATATAATATAGATAAAAAGTTTTTATCTCCTTTTAATTGGAGTTCTCCTAATATGGAATATCTATATAACAATAAATATAGTACTATTAAAGAGGCACTAATGGAACTTTCCTCTGGAGAATATATAGCAAGGGCAATTTCCAAAGACTTCTTTATGTCACTCAGTATGGATAAAGAAGCATATACAATATATAGGAAAAGTATTCCTGTTGGAGAAATAATTAATGAGGAGCTTATTCCTTTTGAGACACCTTTTAAACAAGAGGTGATAGATATTTTTTATAGGAGAAATATGTAATGGCTCCTACTATTAGTGAAATTTATGGTATCCAAAAACCAATACATCCCTATATAGAAGCACTAAATAAATTTCCAGATTATAATTTGTTCTCTTCTTATGTAGGAATTGAAGTAGAAGTCGAAGCAATTAAAAATGAAGTTAATCAAACACCAGCTATTTGGGTGAGTAAAGAGGATGGTTCTTTAAGAAACAATGGAATAGAATATGTCTCTTATCCTACTCCATCAAAAAAATGTCCTGCTATTTTTTCCCATTTACAAGAGAAATTAAAAGAAAATAATACTCCCTCGTTCTCGGTGAGAACTTCTACCCATATTCATATTGATGTTACTGATATGACTATACCACAAATTCAGTCCTTTCTTCTTTTATACCTTTGTTTTGAAGATGTCTTATTTAGTATTGCAGGAGAAGAGAGGAGGGAAAATATTTTTTGTGTTCCTTTAGTAGATACACAGTATGTAGAAAGAGTAAGTGGTATCTTTACCCATTCTCTATCTAATTATAACTTTAATAAACTACTTTTATCATGGGATAAGTATACAGGAATAAACCTAAAGCCTATCTCTTCTTTTGGTACCATTGAATTTAGGCACCTAAAAGGAACTGATGATGTTTTACTATTTAAAAATTGGCTATCTGTTATCCTTAAATTAAAAAAGAAAGCTATGGAGAATTCTTGTCAATCTTTATATAAGACTATAGAAGCTCTGAATACTAATTCAGAATATCATCAATTCGCTATGTATATTTTTGAAGAAAAATATCAAGTACTTCCTACCCTTTTAGAAGAAAAAATGGAGAACTGTGTCTCTCATATTAAAGAGTGGTTCTCTAATATACCTTCTCCTGAAGTAGACCAAGAAAAATTTATTTCTTCTTCCTTCTTTAAGATTTTAAAGGTAAAGAAAAAAGTAGATAATATTGATTATATTAAAGAGTTAGAGGAAAAATTACAAATCCTTCTTATAGAATATGGGAAAAGTAATACAGCAAATAGACAAGAAGAAATTAGAAAGGAATATACTAAGTTGGAAAAAGAACTAACGAGACTAAAGAATACTAATTTTCATGAGGAGTGGTAAATATGTGTGGAATTATAGGTACATTTACATCTAGAAAATATGGTTTTTTCTTACAAGATAAACAGTTCTTTAGTGACTTGTTAATTGTAAATAGTTTACGAGGAGCACACTCTACAGGTATGTTTGGAGGAAAACTAGACGAGCAAGCACAATATGCTAAGAGTGTAGGAGACCCTTACATCTTCCTTGAAAATCCTGCTACACAACCTATCCTTAATAACATAGTTAAGTCTTTTCATTATATGGTCGGTCATGGTAGACATGCTACTAAAGGAGAGATTAAAGGGGAATTTGCCCATCCATTCCAAGAACGCCATATTACTATGGTACATAATGGAACAGTTAAACAATCTGATTTGGTAGATGTTAATAAATATATTTCTGATAGTAAAGCAATTTCTATTGCTCTTGCTAATAATCCTCCAGAAGATGTATTTTCAGATATTAATGGTGCTTATGCTATTGTATGGCATGATAGGAATAAGGAAACACTTTCTCTTGTGAGAAATAAAGAAAGGCCACTTGCACTAGCTGTAAATTATAAAGACAATCAAGTATATTTTGCTAGTGAAAAGAATATGCTTATTCTTGCTGCTTTTAGGAATAATATCTCTTTTGATGATATTCATTATATCCCTGAAGATACTATTATTACTTTTAATAAAGATAGTATTAATTGGAAAGAAGAAAAACTACCTAAGAAAACATTTTTTAGCCCTCCTGCAATACAACATAAAGAAAAAGCTATTACAGAACAAGCAAGTATGGCAAAAGTAACAGCAATCAAGAGTAAAGAAAAAGGAACTTTGTGCAAAACAAAAGAGAAAATTAGGTTCTCTATTACAGATATTGTGGAATTACCTAATAGAAAAGCAAAAGAATATATCTTTCAAGTATTTGGAGAGAGTCCTCAATTTCCTGAAGTAGAAATTAGTTTTATTTGGAAAGGAGATGAGGATACTCTATATAAGAAAGAGTTTTTTGAAGGAACAGTAAGTTCTATTGTTCCCTCTATTAATAGGAAAACGAAAGAAGGAAAGGCATATATTGTATATGTATATGATGTAGTTGCTACGAATCTTTTAGAACTTATAGATGGTTCTTTAATAGATAAGGATACTTTTATAGAGATGGCTAAATATGGATGTGATCACTGTACTACAGAAATCTTTACACATGAATCTAAAGATGTTCTCATTAAAGATAATTTTATTTATTGCCCTACTTGTAGTAGCACAGTACCAGATATTATGTATAACTAAGGAGAAAATATGAAAACTTTTATGTATCCCTATAAAATGTCAAGTAGTTCTGCTAAAAAACTAGCAAAATCTCTTAATATTAAACGTGTTTTTCCAGATGGTAAATTTAAGAATAAACGAAATAGTTTTATTATTAATTGGGGGAATAGTCATTATCCTAACTGGCCTATCCATAGGGTACTAAACCATCCTGATAATATTAAGCTAGCATCTAATAAACTCTTTTCTTTCAGGAAGTTTAAGGAGGCTGATGTTAAACATCCTGAATGGACTACAGATTATGATACTGCTTGTCACTGGGTAGAAGAAGAATTTACTGTAGTAGTAAGAAAGACTATTACAGGCTCTGGAGGGAAAGGTGTTGTTATTGTAAAAGGAGAAGAAGAACTTCCTATGGCTCCTCTTTATACTAAATACTTTAAAAAGAAAGAAGAGTACCGTATTCATGTAGTTCATGATAAGATGATTGACTACTCTCTTAAAAAGAAACGTAAAGGAAAAGAGGTAGATTATCAAGTTAGAAATTGGGATAATGGTTGGGTATTTTGTCGAGAAGGTGTAGTAATTCCTAAATGTGTTGAAGAGGAAGCGATTAAGGCGGTTAAGGCTTTAGGATTACATTTTGGAGCAGTTGATATTGGGTATAATGTAACTAAAAATGAACCATGTGTATTTGAAGTAAACACTGCTCCCGGTATTGAAGGAACAACTATTATTAAATATGCTACTGCTTTTAAGGAGGAATATAATGTATAAAATTATCTCTAAACGTAGGACATATTACATAGAAAATGGACAAACTAAAAAGATTCAATTGGCTTTTGTTAATAAAAAAGAAGATAAGTTACATATGGTAACTTATTGGATGAATTGTAGAGATTTCTTTTCAGATATTCTTATAGCAGAATATTATGGAATTACTGTTACACAATATGGAATGGAATATAACCCTAAAAAGAATGCTATTGATAGGGATAAAATTAGAATTCTTATTAAAACGAATAATGAAGAAGACGCTAAAAATATAGAGAATAATCTATACATCTTAAATGATATTGAAGAAGAGAATGGAATAGAGAAAACTACTCTAACTAAAGTTAGGAAAGATAGGTATCTATATGAAGGAGACTCCTTCTGGCTTTCTTCTGTATTCTCTCTAAATCTATTCACATATCTTATTAAGTGTATGGGATATGCATATAATAAAGATAAAAAATGGTATGATCATGAGCTGTATGGAACTGAGTTTTCATATCTAAATGTAATAAAGGAAAAATTTATTAAACTAATTTCAGGTAATGTTAAGGAAGTATTATCTTTACAAGGTACAGTTGATGGATATTCTGATATTAAATTTGATAATCATGGGATAAGTTATCTACACAATGCGTGTGGAATAGTTACTTTATGTAGAGAAGGTGTAAATTTATATCCTAATGTATATATTGAAAAACTGAGGAAGCTATAATGAAAATTATTGTAGAGAAAGAAGAAAGAGTTTTTCCAATTTTACATACTAATGTATTTGATACTAGTTTATACCCAAAGAATTTAGGATATGATACATTAGAGAATGAACAAGAATATTATAAAGAGTATTATGGAGTTTATTTAGAAAATCATTATAGTGAGAGGTATTAATTATGCGTTGTCTTTCTTGTGATACAAACCTTTCTGATAAAGAAAGCTGCTTAAAATCACCAGTAACAGGTGAATATTATGATTTGTGTTTCTCTTGCCTAGAAGATATAGGCTATATCTATGAAGATATGGAAGAGGAGGAAGTAGAAAATGAAGTGTCCGAATTGTAAAAGATGGTTTTCATTAGTAAGAAAGTATTGTCCTTTCTGTAATCATAAGGTATGAGTGAGTTCTTATACCTAACTCCTTGTTCTAATTGTGGTAGTTCAGATGCTAATGCAGTATACTCTGATGGGCATAGTTATTGTTTTAGCTGTAAGCATATAGAAGGAGGAGTTAGATCAATCCAAAGTATGAGGACAGAATGGAAGAAACAATATTCTCAAATGGTTCTTCCAGAAGATTTTGATTATGACATCCATCAAGAAGGTAGAGAATGGTTAGGAAAGTACTCTTTATCAAATAAGGAGATAGTAGAGAATAGATTTGGTTGGAGTGAGAAAGGAGTTTTATTAAGGAAAAGGAATATACAAATTGCTCCTCTACTGGTATTCCCTATTTATGATCAGGTCGGTCATTTGCTAATGTGGCAAGCTAGGAATTTTGGTGCTGTTGGCCCTAAGTATTTAACAAAAGGAGCAAAGGATGTACTACATATTTTAGGAGAAGGAGACCATGTTGTACTGACAGAGGATTTACTTTCTGCTATTAAAGTAAGTCGCATAACTTCGGCTATGCCTTTATGGGGGAGTTTTCTATCATTAGAAGATGCTAGAAGGCTCTCTAAGAGATTCTCTAAGCTATCCCTATGGTTAGATAAGGATAAGACACAAGAAGCCTTTAAACAGGCTAGAAATTATTCTCATTTATTTAAAGAAGGATGTTCTACTATTAGAAGTGAGAGAGACCCTAAAGAATATTCTACAGAGGAAATTAAAAAATACTTGACAAACTAAAAAATACATGATATAATAATTGCATATACAGAGGAAAGTATATACTAAGAAAAGTATATAATATAAAAACAAAGAAAGGATAAATATGTGAGAAATCTTTTATTAGTAAGGTTATTGTTAAAATATGAGATGTTTTCTACTTACTATAGTTTTCTTAATTTAGAATTCTTTAAAGCTAATTACCTTCTTATCTATAAATTACTTCTTGTTATCAAGGAAATGTTTTCTACAGAAACTAGGGATTTCTCCATAGATGAGTTAGAGGTATTCTTTTTTACTTCTTATCCTGCCCTCAAGGAAAAGGAAATTGAGGAATATGAGGAACTCTTTCTACACATGAGAGAGGTAGAAGTTTCTGATGAAATGGGTAAGGAACTTCTTGAGACACATCGTAAACAATATATTGCAACTGCTATTGGTTTCGTTGCGTTAGATGTAGCAGAAGGCAAGAAAGACTTTGATAGTCTCTTGTTTGAGATAGATAAAGCTAATCAGATTAATGAAGAGGTAGTTGTAGAGACACCATTTGTCTCAGATGACCTAGAGGTACTCCTAGCAGATACAATTAAAGGGAAAGGTCTCCAATGGCGTCTAAAGACACTTCGTAAGATGTTTGGTAGTTTACGACAAGGAGATTTTGGTTTTCTTTTTGCTAGACCAGAGGTAGGCAAGACTACAATGCTTGCCTCTGAAGTTAGTAATTTTATTCCTCAGATGGATAAACCTATTATTTGGTTTAGTAATGAAGAGAGTGGTTCTAAGATAATGCTTAGACTTTATCAAGCTTATTTTGGAAAAACCATTGTTGAAATTATGGGAAATGTGATATACTATAAGCAGAGATTTCAACAAGAGACACAGGGGAAAATTAAAATTTATGACAATGGTTCTATACACAAGAATACAATTGAGAAAGTATGTAAAGAGTATCAACCGGGTCTCGTTATCTTTGATTCAATTGATAAACTCAAAGGTTGGAAGGACGACAGGGATGATTTGGTATACAAGGAAATATACCAATGGTCAAGAGAGATGGCGAAAACCTATTGCCCTGTCATTGGAGTGTGCCATGCTTCGGCAGGGGCAGAAGGGAAAAAATTCTTGGAAATGGACGATGTTGCATATGCAAAAACAGCTAAACAAGGAGAAGCGGATTGGATATTGGGTATTGGGGCAACACATAATGTTGGGGAAGAGTATGTCAGGTTCTTACATGCTCCTAAAAACAAACTAATGGGAGATGAGGATATGCTTGAAGAACTTAGACATGGTAAACAAAGTGTTGTAATTAAACCAGAACATGCTAGATTTGAGGATATTATAGAATGGAACCAGCCGTGATGACGGAGGACGGAGTATGACAATAAAGGTTTTGGTACCGATCAGCGGCGGCAAGGATTCGCAAGCCGCGCTGAAGCTGGCACTTAAGAAACACAGCCCAGAGGAAGTGCGCGGGCTGTTTTGCGACACCAGGTTTGAGCACCCGCTAACCTATACCCACGTTGAGAAGCTGCGTACACTCTACGGCGATGTGCAGATTGACACCGTTTGCGGCGGCTCTGTGCTGGAGAAAAGCATCAAGTACGGGCGGTTTCCGGGAGGAGGCGCACGGCACTGCACCGACGAACTGAAGATTCGGGAGACGCGCATTTACTGCAAGGAGCTGGCCGAGCATCAAGGCGGCTTTGAGGTTTGGTATGGGATGCGCTCGGAGGAGAGCACCGAACGCGCCAAGAGGTACGCCGGCAAGGTGTGCGACGAACTTTACGCCCCGCACGAAGTGATGCCGTCGAAGTACCCGAAATACTTGGCAAAGATGGGCGTGATGTTTCGCCTGTGCATCCTCGACTGGACGGAATCCGACGTGCTGGAGTTTCTCGCTGGCGAAGAAAACCCGCTGTACTCGGCAGGCTTCTCGCGAGTTGGTTGCTTCCCCTGCCTTGCTTCGGGGGATGCGTGGAAAGAAAAGGCCTTTTCACATGATGATTTTGGCCGAAATCAACTGTTGGCAGTATCAACTGTGTCGGCACAGATTGGAAAGAGCATATGGACAAGCAAAGGCGGGAAAGCGCGAAATGCAGACCTGCCTGCGTGTGAGCTATGCGCAATTTGACGTACAATGATTTAATAAGGGGCGCGAGCCATGAACCTTAAAAAGAACGACGACATCATCCTTGAGCAGCAGGCGCATATAGACAGGTTAAGTGAGGTGTTGTGCAACGTAGCGGATAATTTCAATGACATGCCGTTTAATGAAGATTGGGCAAATAAAACATCTAATGTGATTGCTGATCTGGTACTTGAATCTGGTTATGCAAGTTACCAATTGGCAGCACTCAGAGCCCACGACAGAGAAGTACAGGCTAAGGCATTTGAAGATGCCGCCACGAAGATATGGGTAGAGGCAATGGAAAAATGCAAAGATGCTAGAGTTAACCCATCTGAACGCAACGACTTATTTTTTGGCATATCGCAACTTCGCCTCATGGCACAAGAAGAAAGGAGTAAACCATGAATCAAATATTTGTCTGGACTTTAGGTGATGTTATTTCTTTAGTATTTGCTTGTCTTATCATACTTATTTTCGTAATGATTTATTTGAAGAGATGAGAGATGACTAGTAAAATTTTTCTTATAAGTGATACCCATTTTGGACACTCTAATATTTTAACCTTCTTAAAGAAAGATGGTTCTAAAGTACGAGAATTTTCTTCTGTAGAAGAAATGAATGAAGTAATGATTGAAAGATGGAATAATGTTATCCAACCAATGGATAAAGTATATCATCTTGGAGATGTTCTATTTTCTAATAAGTGGTTAGATTTGATAATGCCTAGGCTTAATGGAACAAAGGTATTAATTAAAGGAAACCATGATAATTTAAAGCCCTCACAATATCTAAAATACTTTAAAGATATTAGAGCTTATCATGTACTAAATAAAACTGTGCTTAGTCATATTCCTATCCATCCTGTTTCTTTAGAGAGGTGGAAAGGGAATATTCATGGTCATTTGCATACAGGTTCTTTAGAAAATAATAAGTACTTTAATGTTTCTGTAGAGAGAATCAACTATACTCCTATAGAATTTGAGGAAGTCTATGAGTATTTTAATACTTGATGTAGAAACAACAACAAAAAATAAAGGGAGTCCTTTTACTAAAGATAATAAACTTTGTCAAGTAGGACTACTAGTAGATTCCACTTATTCACTTTATGATATTGAGTATTCAGAAACACCATATGGAAATTCTCTTAAAGAAATACAAGAGCAAGTTAGCAACTCCTCTCTTTTGGTTGGTTTTAATATCAAATTTGATTTGCATTGGCTCAGGCGTTATGGTATTTCTTTTTCTGCTAAGCGGATTTGGGATTGTCAAATAGCCCATTTTTTAATTACAAGTCAACAAGTTAAATATCCATCTTTAGATGGCGTAGCAGAGGAGTATAATCTAGGAAAGAAGATAGATAAGATTAAGGAATATTGGGACGAAGGTATAGATACTCCTGATATTCCTTATAATGAACTTAGTGATTATCTTAAACAAGATTTAAACCTAACTTATAAAATCTATTTAAAACAAAAAGAATATTTTACCTCTCATCCTGAACTCTATCGTTTATTCTTTCTTGAGATGCTAGACTTACCCATCTTACAAGAAATGGAATTTAATGGTATGAGATTTGATAAGGAACAAGCTATTGAATTATCTAAAACTACAATTGATACAATGGAGTCTTTATTTTCTAAGTATAATTTTAGTATTCCCCTTTCTTTTACTTCTGGGGATCATCTTTCTGCTCTCCTTTATGGTGGAAGTATTAAGGAAAAGTATAGAGAAAGCTATGTATTTCAGTATAAGGATGGAAGACAAATTGAAAAAGAAAGATGGGCAGTAAAAGAGCATATTCTTCCACAATTAATTAAACCCCTTCCTAAATCAGAATTAAAGAAAGAAGGAATGTATGCAGTAGATAAAGTAACTTTACAACAACTTATTAAAAAACGATCTTCAAAAGAAGTTAAACAATTACTTGAAGACATAATTGAGTATGGTGATTTAGCACATTTAAATGGAACATATTTTGAAGGACTACCAAAACAAATGGATTTACATGGGGATGAAAAATATATTCATGGTCAATTTAATCAAGTTGTAGCTGTAACAGGAAGGCTCAGTTCTAGCAAACCAAATTTGCAGAATAGAGATAGACGTATTGATCATTGTTTTATTTCTCGTTATGCTTAAATGGCCAGATTTAAAACTACCTCCTATCAATCTATGGAGTTTACCTTATGTTAATCAAAGCAGATGCTTCAGCACTGGAATGGAGGAGTGCTGTCTTTCTAAGTCAAGACAAAGTAGGAATCAAGGAGATAGAGGAAGGACTAGATCAACACACACACAATCAACAAACCTTTGGACTTCCTTCAAGACTAATAGCGAAAGTCTTCGTGTTCAGATTAATTTATGGGGGTAGTGCTTACTCATATGCAAATGATATTGATTTTGCTGAGGTGGGCTTTAACGAGAAGCAATGGCAAGAAGTAATTGATAAGTTCTATGACAAGTATAGAGACCTTGCTAAATGGCATATTAAATTAATGCAAGAAGTAAATACAACAAGTCAACTTACTATTCCTACAGGAAGGAATTATAAGTTTAGGACTTATCCTAATTTTAGAGGAGAAATGGAGTGGCCTAGAACACAGATATTAAACTATCCAGTACAAGGATTTTCAGCAGATATAATGAAGCTAGTTAGAGTGGCAGCTTTTAATAGGATTAAAAAAGGATATGGTCCTAATAAGGTAAAATTTATTGCTACTGTGCATGATGATATTGAATTAGATATTGACAACGATGAAGAATTGTTGTATAATATATGTATAGAGTTAGAGAATGTCTTTAAAGATATTCCTCTATTATACGAAAAATATTTTAAACAACCATTTAATGTACCAATGGCAGGAGAAGTTAGTTATGGCCCAACTCTTGCAAATATGATTAAATTTAAAAAGGAAGAACCTATATGCAAATTCAAGTGATTGGTGTAAGTCAACCAGAATGGAAAGAGAAGGGTAAAGCTAAATGGCAAGAGGTAGTTGTCACTTACTCTAATGCAGGAAAGACACAGACTAAGAAAGTACTTTCATTTGATCCTATCTTTAATAAAGTTAAAGAGATGGATAATGATACATATGAAATTACAATGACTAAAGATGGAGAATACTGGAAGTGGACAGAGATTGTTAAAATTGCTGCTGGTGCAGGAGGAACTACTGTAGAAGCAAAACCATATAGTCGCCCTAATACATATGAGACTCCAGAAGAACGTGCTAAAAAACAGATTTATATTGTACGACAGAGTTCTATTGCTAATGCTCTAGAGTATAGTAAATCAGTTAAAGCATTGAAGACAGTAGAAGAAGTATTGGATATTGCTAAGAAATTTGAAAGCCATGTCTTCTTTGAAGATGCAATGGAAGGAATTATTAATATGGAAGATGATATCCCGGAGTAAATAGATGGCCTATCAAACTGCTGTAAATCGTGGTAACTTGTTTAAGAATGACAAAGAGATTGGTGCTGATTACCAAGGTGAACTTAATGTAGAAGGTGTTTTGTATTTTATAGATGCTTATCTTAATGATGGGGTTAAAGGTAAGTATCTCTCTATTAAATTGAAAAAGAAAAATAAGCAAGAGGGAGCAGCACTTCCAGAACCTCTTGGAGAGGATGATATTCCTTTCTAACTTAGAATTGTCCGGCAAGCCTCTCCATCCTACTATGTGAAGCTCAAATCGTATATCCTGAATTTACAGGTGAATATAATAGACGTATTATGCTACGGACATCAAGGGTGTGATAAGCACCCACCTATTAAGAGGTATAATGATTGTATTAATTGAGGGTGATATTTTATGAGACTAGATACTAATGGACACGAAAGAGGAAAGAACGACACCCACGCACACAGGAGCACCGCAGAAAAAGCACCAGGAAGGCCCCCAAAAAGCACAGAAATAGTACATCATATTGATGGAAATAAGGCAAATAATATAAATGGTGGTCTTCTTATTTGTCAAATATCATTACTGCTCGTATCATAAACAATACGAGGAAAAAGAGAGGTTTAGTTTTAGAAACTCTTGGAATGGATTACATAATATGTGCAGAGAGGCTACTAATTTATATAGACAAGAGAAAGAATTAAATATTAATAAATTTAATTGGGTAGCTAGAATGGCTCAACAGTATCGAAGAGCAAATAAAAAAGGCTTAGTATCTTGTCTAAGCAAGGAGGGCCGAGGTCTATGAGTGCAATTGCATTGATAGACGGTTAGGTGATATATTAACCTATCGGGTTGGTTTCACTACTCAAGAGGAGGACTCTTGGGTAGCTGATGCCCGCATTGATGAGATGTTAGATGGTATTATGGCAGCTACTAAAGCTACTCACTATAAAATCTTTCTAACTTCTACAGATCATTCTAATTATAGGTACAAAATATACCCTGATTATAAGGGTAATAGGAAAGCAGAGAAACCTAAGCACTATCTCCATATTAGAGAATACTTAGAGTATGAGAAAGAAGCAGAAGTAATCTATGGAGAGGAAGCAGATGATGCTTTAGGGTATAATCAAACAGAAGGGACGGTCATTTGTTCAATTGATAAAGACCTTTTGATGATTCCCGGTAAGCATTATAATTTTGTTAAACAAGAACTTTATACTATTTCTAAACAAGAAGGACTTTGTAATTTCTATGGACAACTTTTATTAGGTGATATTGGAGATAATATTCCCGGTTGTCCAGGTATTGGAAAGAAAGGGGTAGAGAAATTACTACATCCTGATCTTTCTGAACAAGAAATGTTAGAAGTATGTAAAGAGGCTTATATAAAACAATATGAAAAGAAGGGATTGGAAAATCCGTTAGAAGACATGCTTCGTAATGGACAACTTTTAAAAATTAAACAATATAAGGACGAAGAATTATGGAAATTTTCTCATTAAATAATTTAGTACTTTATCTCTTGAGTAGTGTAGTAGGTTTTCTCTTTGGTTACTTTTTTATTGAACCTCTTATTAATGAAATATTTAGAAAGTAATGTGGACTGAAGGTAGAATTAAGAGTTTTATTATCTCTGGTATAAGGAGTGCTTTTCGTAGATGGCCTCCTAAATATGAGTGTTTAGCTAATGCCAGTGTGGGTAGAAAAGTAAACAAAGCCACTGGAAGATTAGCAGAACATAAAAAATGTGCCTCTTGTGGAGGAGAATTTCCATCAAATAAAATAGAAGCAGATCATATAGAACCTGTAATTGATCCAAAGACAGGCTTTATAGACTGGAATACTTATATAAGTAGAATTGCAGTAGGAGTAGAAGGATACCAAGCTTTATGTCTAACTTGTCATAAAGAAAAAACCAACTTAGAAAAACAACAAAGGAAACTTTATGCAGATAAAACTAAAAGATCATAATAAAAAAGAATTTGTAATGCAGATTGATGAAGAAGAACAAGGTTTTCTAGTAGAATATGCTATTATTGATCTTCTACGAAAAGGCGTAATTAGTCTAGATGAAGCAGAAGAAAACTACTTGGCTAATTGTGATGTAAACACTTTGGCAAAAGCCTAATGTCTACTCATATGATTATTCCAGATGTTCAAGTTAAGGAGGGAGTAGATTACTCTCATCTTACTTGGATTGGGAAATGGGCAGCAGAAAAGAAACCTGATGTTATCGTTTGTCTAGGTGACTTTGCTGACATGCCTAGTTTATCTTCTTATGATGTAGGTAAAAAGAGTTTTGAAGGTAGGCGATATACTACAGATATAGAAACTACACATAAAGCTATGGCAGCTTTAATGGAACCTATCTGGCATGAACAAGATCGTCTTATTGAAAATAAAAAGAAACGATGGAATCCTAAATTAATTTTAACATTAGGAAACCATGAGAATCGTATCAATAAAGCAGTAGAGAATGATCCTAAACTAGAAGGACTTATCTCTACTAATGATCTAAAATATGAGTTTTTTGGATGGGATGTATATCCTTTTCTAGAAGTGGTGATTGTAGATGGAATTGCTTATAGTCATTATTTTACTACTGGTGTTATGGGTCGCCCTGTAACTAGTGCTAGGGCATTAACAACTAAGAAGTTTATGTCTTGTACTATGGGGCATGTGCAGAAGACAGAGTTAGATATGTCTAGTTTTAGAGCAGACGGTACTCCTATTATTTCTCTTTTTGCAGGTTGTTGTTATCTCCATGATGAGGATTACTTGGGGCCACAAGGCAATGTAGTACATAGGCAAATCTGGATGAAATATGAAGTAGATAATGGTTTTTATTATCCTCATGCAATTAGTTTAAATTACTTAAAAGGGAGATATGAATAATGTCAGGAGGAGTTGAAGAAATGCACTATGATGAGGCGCGTATTAATAATATTGCTAGAAATGGGAATGATGGATTACATTACAATTATGAAGAAGTAAAAAGTAATGATAAAGCACGAGCACTAAATGCTTCTCTTATGGGACAAAAAAAAGACCATGTGAAAGAGTTAATTGATGCTCATTGGGCATATATTGAAGGTGTTCTTTCTCCTCACATGACAATAGACCATCTTAATGATATTAAGTACCATTATAAAACAGCCTTTGCTCATGGCTGGCGACATGCTAAAGAGTATTATACAGGGAGTGTTTAATGAGCCTAACACTGGAAGATGTAAAAGACAAACTAAAACAACTTGATGAGACCTCTCTTCTTGAAATCCTTGAAATTACTTCTGAGGAGATTGTTGATAGGTTTGTTGATAAAATTGAAGATAGAGAAGAGTACTTTATTAAAGACCTAGAGGAAGAAGAATGGGATTAAGTGTTTATCAAAATGTAATTGCTAAGAGTAGATATGCTAGATTTCTTCCTAAAGAGAATCGTAGAGAAGAATGGGATGAAACTGTAGATAGGCTTATCTCATATCTCATAGATAAAGTAGGAGATAAAGTAGAGAAAGAAACTTTTATCTCTTTAGGCAATGCTATCTTAAATCTAGATGTTATGCCATCTATGCGGCTAATGATGACAGCAGGAGAGGCATGTGAACGAGATAATATTGCAGCATATAATTGTTCCTATGTAGCAGTAAATAATAAACGAGCTTTCTCTGAGGCTCTTTATATCCTGATGAATGGCACAGGAGTAGGATTTAGTTGTGAACGACAAGAAATTGCACAACTTCCTATTTTACCAGAAAGTCTAAAAGAAGTAGATGATACTATTGTTGTAGGAGACTCTAAACTTGGATGGGCAAAAGCATATAAAAAACTCTTGTCTTCATTGTGGGAAGGAGATATTCCAAAGGTTGATTATTCAAGAGTACGCCCTGCGGGAGCTAGGCTTAAAACGTTTGGAGGCCGGGCCAGTGGTCCTGAACCTTTGCAACGATTGTTTAAATTCACTATTGACACCTTTAAGAATGCACTCGGGCGTAGGCTCACCTCCTTAGAAGTACATGATATTATGTGTATGATTGGTGAGATTGTAGTAGTAGGAGGAGTAAGACGTAGCGCTCTTATCTCTCTTTCTAATCTTACTGATCGTAGGATGAGAGAAGCAAAAATGGGACAATGGTGGACAGATAATCCACAACGCTCTTTAGCTAATAATTCAATTGCTTATACGGAGAAACCAGATGCAGAAACTTTCATGGAGGAATGGGTGGCTCTTGTTAAATCCAAGTCTGGTGAACGAGGTATTTTCAATAGGGTTGCCGCCCAAAAGCAAGCTTCATTGTGGGGTAGACGGACTAAAGATGCAGCATATGGCTGTAACCCCTGCTCAGAAATTATCCTTCGAGATAAACAATTTTGTAATTTAACAGAAGTAGTAATTAGAGAAAATGATACACAAGAAACCCTAAAAGAGAAAGTTAGACTTGCCACCATCTTAGGTACTATCCAATCTACTTTTACTAACTTCCAATTTCTTTCTGAAGAATGGAAAAAGAATACAGAAGAGGAAAGATTATTAGGAGTGAGTTTAACAGGCATTATGGATAATCCATATACTTCTGGTAAGAAAGTAGGATTAAAAGGAATGCTAGAACTTCTTAGAGATACTGCAAGGGAAACAAATGAAGAGTGGGCAAAAAAATTAGCTATTCCAAGTAGTGCTGCTATTACTTGTGTTAAACCTTCTGGTACAGT